TCGTATCTTAGGAGACGAGTATAGAGACAAAGAGTTTACTGGTAAAGATATTTGTCGAAAACGTGATAGTGAATTGCATTTTAATAAAAGAGATCATAGGTTTAGTACTTCTGGGCTACGAAAAGCTTGCGCCCTTAAATGAAATACGACAGACTAAGATCAGCAGCTTATGGAGAAGGCCGTCGATGGTTTCGATGGTGGTTAATATTTACAGGTCAACGAAGGTCATAAATAGATAATGAAACAAGATAAAATAGCTGAGGTTCTTAACATGCGATCGCTAGAAGACGCTGACGAGAGAAAACAAGCAATATTAGATGGAGTCAGAGAGAATGATCCTGAAGTTCTTCCTATTGTTATTGCTGAAGACGAGGAAGTTGATAACTTACCTGTAGAAGGTGTAGTACAACCTCTCGCAGTTGTAGATAGCCAGGCTGATGAGAATCTAAAAGATATTGAGTTAGCCAAAGAAAATATCGAGAATATTATTAACTTGGGTGATGAGTCAATCAAAGAAATGGTTGAGATTGCAAAGCAGTCTGAGTCACCAAGAGCCTTTGAAGTTGTATCCACTTTAATGAAAACACTACTTGACGCTAACAAAGATTATGTTGAAATGTCAACAAAGAAAAGATATGCTAAAGAAGAAGCAAATCCTTCTAAAACTGAAGTTACTAATAATAATTTAATATTATCTACTGCCGACTTACTTAAAATGATAAATGGTGAACAAGATAAAACATGAGTAATGGATATTTAGGAAACTCATATCTCAAGCGATCAGCTGAAGCTATAGAGTATACGCCTGAACAAATAAAAGAATTTATGAAATGTGCTAAGGATCCCATATACTTTGCAAAAAGTTATATTAAGATTGTGCACGTTGATAGAGGCTTAGTACCATTTGACATGTATGATTATCAAAAAGAAATTTGCAATAAAATCTTTGCAAATCGACGTGCTTGTGTTTTAACGGCTCGTCAGTCTGGTAAAACAACTACTGCTGTTGCTGTTATATTACATTACATATTGTTTAACGAATTTAAGACTGTTGCTATCCTTGCTAACAAAGGAGATGCTTCTAGAGAAGTTATGGGTAGGCTCAAGTTAGCATATGAAGCGTTACCGAAATGGCTACAACAAGGTATCGAAGAGTGGAATAAGGGTAATATAGCACTAGAGAATGGTTGTCAAGTATTAGCAGGAACAACATCTTCAAGCGCTATTCGTGGTAAGTCTGTAAATTTCCTATATCTAGATGAGGTTGCATTCATTGAAGGTTACGATGAGTTTTTCGCTTCTGTATATCCTACTATTTCATCTGGTGAATCTACCAAACTATTAATGACCTCCACCCCCAACGGCTTAAATCATTTTTGGAAAACTTGTAAAGGTGCTGAAGAAGGTACTAATGGTTACGAGTTTACTAAAGTAATGTGGAACGATGTACCAGGTAGAGATGAAAAATGGAGAGCCGAAACGCTCGAAGCTTTAGATCATGACGAACAAAAGTTTAAACAAGAATATTGCTGTGAATTTTTAGGTAGTTCAGGAACACTCATTGATGGTTCTAAATTAAAAGAATTAGCTTATTCACGGCCAATACAAGAAAGAGAATTCTTAACACAATACGAAGCAGCTTTAGAAGATCATACGTATGTAATAACAGTTGACGTATCTCGTGGTAAAGGATTAGATTATAGTACGTTTAATGTAATAGATATAACAACTATGCCTTATAAGCAAGTCTGCACTTTTAGAGACAACACTGTCTCACCAGTGGATTTCGCGGCAATTATATATAGAATAGGATTAATGTACAATGAGGGCGCGGTACTTATCGAAATCAATGATATCGGTGAACAAGTATCAGATGTGCTCTTAATGGACTATGGTTATGAAAATCTGTTGTTTACTGAAAACGCAGGAAGATCTGGTAAAAGGATTTCAAGCGGGTTTTGTAAAAGAACAGATAATGGAATAAGAACAACAAAAAGTGTTAAAAGTATCGGTTGTTCTATATTAAAAATGCTGATTGAACAGAATCAGTTAATTTTACAGGATTATAACACAATACAAGAGTTATCGCGATTTTCTAAACGAGGATCATCATACGAAGCGGAATCTGGTGCACACGACGATTTGGTAATGAATTTAGTTATCTTTTCGTGGTTAACGGATCAGGCCTTCTTCAAAGATCTTACTGATATTAATACTATGATGCGCTTAAGGCAAAAAACAGAAGAACAAATCGAACAAGATTTATTACCATTCGGATTTATAGATGATGGTGGTGAAACTATAGAAGACGATGGGTATGGTTTTGCTAGAGAGTCATGGCAGATATGATAAATGAATACAACCTTTCTGTTTTTATAAATAGAACTGTGATAACTAATTTTAGACAAAAAGTTTTAAATAGATAATATTAAAGGAGAAATAATATGGCTTTTTCCGTAAGTCCTTCGGTTATAGTTCGCGAAGTGGACGCATCAGCCGCGGTACCGGCCATCGCTACGCCACCTGCTGCAATTGCTGGTGTTTTTAGATGGGGTCCGGTAGGTGAAACAGTACTAGTTTCTTCAGAGAATGAATTAGTAAACCGTTTTGGCGAACCAAATAACGATAACTATGAGACATTCTTTGTTGCAGCAGACTACCTTTCATACTCAAATGCTCTTTATGTAGCTCGTGTAGATAACGGTGCTGTCACAGCCTCTGCTAGTGATATTTCAAGTGCAAATACACAACTACACACTTTTGGTGCATTCGATGCATTATATCCAGGAGATCTGGGTAATTCATTGGAAGTAGCATACGTACAAAATACTGCGTTTGAGAACAATGTAATTGCTGTTGCTGATATAGCAGCGTCAAGATTAACTGGTAATACACAAATCGGTCAAACACTTGCATTTAATGCATCTTCGATTGTATTTGAAGTACTTCCAAGTGCTGCTCTAGCAGCTGATACCTTTGCAGAAGGTGATATTGTTGAAGTTGGTAACGAATCTGTTGGATATCAAGACATTGCTGTAAGCACATTTACAGAGAGAACCTTGACTGCTGCTGGTGATGCCACCGCTAACACTTCACTTATTGCTTCACACGAATACACAATCGGTCTTGGAACAAACTACAAGCTTGCAGAAGACGATTTAAATAAGTTGAGTTTGGCACGTAAGTGGAAATACCACAATTCATTCGGTAAAGCACCGCAAACTGGTAACTATCACGTCTTAGTTAGAGACGAAGATGGAGTTATTACTGGTGAAGCAGGTACTATACTAGAGCTTTATGAAGATGTAGGTACATCTCAATCTGCTGTACTACCTGATGGAACAACAAATTACTACAAGCAAGTGATTGAAAACAAATCAAGTTGGGTTAAAGTTGCTAATACAGCACACTTTGAAGGCGTTGCTCAATACAGCACATACGAGAGTTTAGCACTTGGTACTTCAGGTACTTCTGAATCAGCTACATCTCTTGGTGCTAAAGCAGCTGGTTACGACTTGTTTAAATCGTCAAATGAAATTGATGTTTCATTCATTCTTCAAGGTAAAGGTGACAACTCAGGTAATCTTGCTAACTATATCATTTCTAATATCTCAGATTATAGAAAAGATTGTGTTGCATTCCTATCACCTTCTAAAGAAGCAGTAGTAGACGAAAATAAAACAAACGCAAAACTTACTAAAACGATTGCATATAGAAATGCCCTTCAGAATAGCTCATACTGGTTTATGGATTCTGGATATAAGTACAGATACGATAAGTATAATGATTTTTATCGTTGGGTACCACTTAATGGTGATACTGCTGGTCTGGCTTCAAGAGTTGAACCTTTTGAATCTCCTGCTGGTTTCCGTAAGGGCGTAATCAAGAATGTTGTTAAACTTGCGTTTAATCCTAATAAAGCTCATAGAGATCAACTCTACAGCAAAGATATTAACCCAGTAATGAGTCAAGTAGGTCAAGGAATTGTACTATTTGGTGATAAAACAGGACTTGGTTTAACTTCAGCATTTGACAGATTAAATGTACGAAGACTGTTTATCTCGGTTGAAAAGGCGATTGCTAATGCAGCTCAAACATTCTTGTTTGAATTAAACGACGAATTTTCTCAAACACAGTTTAAGAATATCGTTGAACCTTTCCTAAGAGAAATTCAAGGACGAAGAGGTATAATTGACTTTAGAGTTATTGCTGACGCTACTGTTAATACTCCTGCGGTAATTGATCAAGGTAAATTTAAAGCTAATATCTTTATTAAACCGGCCCGTTCAATTAACGTTATTGAATTAACCTTTGTGGCAACACGAAGTGGGATTGAGTTTGAAGAAATTGTCGGCTCAATCGGTTAATAAATAATATAAAAGGAGAATACGAACATGGCATTTAACATTAACGAATTTAAGTCACAGCTTACTGGTGGCGGTGCCCGTCCTAGTCTGTTCCAAGTTCAAATTCTTAACCCTGTTGCTCCTGAAGCAGACTTTAAAGTTCCATTCATGGTACGAGCTGCTGGTTTACCAGCCTCTACCGTGGGTTCTTTTAATGCTAACTACTTCGGAAGACAGATTAAGTACGCAGGTGATAGAACATTTGCAGATTGGACAGTAACTTGTATTAATGACGAAGATTTCGTAGTTAGAAATGGTATGGAAGCGTGGATGAATGCTATCAATACACACGATAGCAACCTACGTGCTTTACCACAAGATTACAAATCAAACGGAATTATAACACAGTACAGTAAAGATGGTGACGCAATTAGAACTTACGTCTTTGAAGGAATGTATCCAACCCAAGTAGACCAGATTACTATGGACTGGGGCACAACTGATCAGATCGAAGAATTTACGGTCAACTTCAGTTATGACTTCTGGCGAGTAGAGGGCGCTACTGGAATTCCTACAACCTAAATTAGGTAATATAATATGAAATTATTTGGCTTTGAAATATCGAGGCCACAGGACGAGAGTAACAAAGATGTTGCATCGTTCGTGGCCCCACAAAATGATGATGGTGCAATTACCGTTAGTGGTAATTCACTTGGTGGTTTTTATAGTACTATACTTGATATGGAAGGTGCAGCTAAGTCTGAATCTGAACTTATCACAAAGTATAGAAATATGGCCATGCAACCTGAAATTGCACAGGCAATTGACGACGTAGTTAACGAAGCTATATCTGTTGATGTAGATGAAAGCGTTGTTAAGGTTACTTTAGGTGAGGCTGATTTACCTGATAAAGTAAAAGAGCGAATTGTAGAAGAATTTGACAACGTATTGGCTATGATGGACATAGCTAATAACGGTTATGATATGTTTCAGAAGTTCTATGTTGATGGTAGATTAAACTATCACATAGTAATTAATCCTAAGGATTTAAAAAAGGGTATCATAGAATTAAGATACTGTGATCCTAGAAAACTGAAACTAATTCGTGAAGTAGACAAAAAGAGTAAGGATCCTCATAGTGGAGTCCCTACTAAAAAGATTAAGAATGAGTATTATATGTACTCAGAAAGTGGGT